AAGTTCAGTTCGTCACCCGCGTAAGCGAGTGTGTGGATGTTAGCCGCGTTACGCGTTACTATCATTAGTAAGGGTTTTTAATATTTTTGCCTCCAGCACCTCGGCAATTTTCACTCCACTGAATCCGACCAAGAATGCCAAGCCGTACTGGATGTTGGGTGCGTTGATGTTCAGGAAGCCTATCAGCACAGGTGCAAGGTAGGTGGCGCATAGCGACCCGCTGAACACGCTGACCAGTTGCATCTTCCAATTGCGTTGTTTGGGAAGCAGGAGAAGCGAGCCGAGGAAGCCTGCAATCGTTAGGCCGATGTTGATGCCGATGGAATTAAGAAAATCTTTCATTGTATTCATTTGTGTAGGTTTCGTCCCAGCCAAGGAAGGTGTGTACGCCGACAGGTTCAGGCCACGTTTCGTATTGCTCCCAATCAGGTGCGGGTTGGTCATCCCACAGCAGGTCAACGCAGTAGGTGTTGTCGATTTCGCCCAACTCCACGCAGGTGGCATCGGGTTGGGATAGCGTGAAGAAAGCCTCGAATTCGGCTTTTGTGTTCCATTTGTACTTCCTGAATGTAGCCATTACGTTAGTCGGGTGATGTTGGCAAGTTGGTCATTCGATAGCCTTGTGGGGTATATGGCGTGGGCGCGGATGCGGTCGTTTAGATGAATCGTAAATGTCCCAGTTTCATTTCTCGAACCTAAAACTACGCTATTGCAAGCAGGTATAGAAGATGCCGTTTGAGTGGTTAAAATACTACCATTAACTGCCAAGACCGTTCCGCTGGCTGACGCGTTGTAACCCAATGCAAATTTGTAAATTCCCGCAGTTATTGTACCAATATCAACATTCAAAATTCCCACACTTGCGGCGCGAATTGTAATGCGCCATTGATTCCCAAGTGATTTTTGTATTTGAATGGAATTGGTTATCCAGTTATCAGTTTGAAGCGTTATGACAACCCCATTATACCCAATATTCCTAAAATCCACCTCCGCATAAATCGTACCCTCCGTCTGCCCGATATACCCACTCACCCCCGACACGGAGCAAACATCCGCGGCGCGGGTTGCCGAGCCGGTTGTCGTTGGGATGGGTGAAGTAGCAACAGGGCCAACTTCGCCTTGCGTATAATCGACTTCAATAACATCGCCGCTTGCAATCATTCGTATGCCAACCGTGCCACTTGCCACTGTCCGTGCAACGGATGCAAGTTGGGTGTATGCGGTTGTTACTGTAACTGTATCCCAATTCGTTCCGCCATTTGTCGTTAATTGAATCGCGCCACTACCTGACACTCTGCGTATAAATGCGCTAAATATGCGACTTTGTGATGCGTGAGATAATGCCTGTGTTATTGTTCCACTTGCCGCCGTTGCCGTTAGCGTTGTCGCACCTGATGCCGTGCCATCTGCGCCAACTGCATTTTTGACTGCCGTGACTCCGCTTGCTGTCCAATTTCCTGACACTGACAGGTCGCGTGATTGCAGAACCAAATTCTGCGCACTCGGCTCAATCAAAGCCGCAGGGCAACCGCCTCCAATCGGGTAATCTAAGCGAAGCACTCCCGAAGCGACCGATTGAATCAAGCCACTCGCATTCACCCGCGTTGCGGTGGTCGCTCTCGTGAAGGTGAAGTCAGCACCGCTAACCGTTGGCAACTGCGGATAGACAAAGCCTGCCCTTGTCAGTTGCGGCACAATCAAAAGCGAAGGCTGTCCAGTCACCCTGCTCGCCGCTCCTGTTGTAGTGGTGATGTAAGGCGAAATCCTGTCATTGCGTTCAACCTGCGGCGCGGCAATGCGAATAGTGAAGCTGATGACATCCAACGCCGCCACATCAGCGGTAAGCCTGAAATTCACCCTGTTACTGCTGACGCTGGCAATCGAAAGAACTGCCGTGTTCACCCGCGTTAAACTGCCCGAAACCAAGCCATTCAAGTCAGTAGTGCTGTTCGCCGTTTCAATGACCGAACCATCGCTCGACTTTTGCCCCAGCACCTGCATCACCATCGTGGCAGGTATTGTTCCTGCCTGCTTGCCCAAACTCATCGCGCCAATGTACTGCTGACCAATGCTGGCAGGGATTGCGTTAGTGTTGTCGTTAGGCTCGCAACCTATGTAAATCGTGCCATCGCTATCAGCCGTGCCGCTCACCGTCCAGTCAATCGCCTGAAAGCCTGCACTGGTGAACGCGCTCGAAATGGTCACTGTCAATCCATTGACGCTACCACTCACCCACTTCGTCGGCAACACGCTACCTGTTGCCCCTGCCATCGCGCTATTGGTCAGCAGGTTGGTATCCGTGCGTTGCGGCACTCGCATCTGCAAGTTAATTGCTCGCGCATCAAGGCAACTGCCCGCCGCTTCCTTGGTCGCGCCTGATGCAATTGCTCGCGCCGCCGCCGCCGCGTTATCGCTCGCGTAATCGCCAACTACCTTCTGCGTTACAAAAGGCAAAGCATATCCGTGCGCTAAGGCCATCAGGAATAAGCAAATACGTTGCCACCTGATACCGTGACCGCGGCCAACTTCAAGCCGTTACGCGCCCTGACAATCATCCCTGTCATTACCGTAATACCACTCAATCCCAAGTAGGTCAGCGCGTTGTTGCCTTCGCTATCGGTCAGCGTGGTGAAACTCGTGGATGCATTCACCACAAGAAATTCAAACGCCTGACCTGTGACTGCGCCTGTGACTACGGTTATCGCGCCGTAGCCTCCCAGCATCGCGTCTAATTGTTGCCCAATGTTCATATCGCTGTTTTTAGTTAAATACCACTTAGTTCGGAACTTCGCAAGAATTGTGTGGATATTCAAAGTCAAAGTTGGCCGAAGCCTGCCATCCCGCGACTTTGTCATCTCGCGCCTCCACGAATCTGGTCGCGCTCACGCTGTCCTGCAATGTGTAATCCTTGGCAGGGTCGTTCGTGAACTTGCTGATGAAGTCACGCATTATATATAAGGTGTCGTTCAGCACCTCATCTTCATTGTCAGTCCACCGCGCCACTACGCTACCAGTCACCGCCGTAGATAGGTTGCGGCTATCCTCAACCCTGTCCATCACAAGCACGCTAACGCCAAGCGTGAGCGCACCAACATTCGCGGTCATCGATTGCAGGTCAGCAAACAGCAAAGGGTAAACAACCCTATCCCTGTCCGTTGTCCGCAGATTTATCGTGTTGTCCGTCCCGATTGCCAGCGGGTCGCCGAATCCCACGCTGTTGATTTGTGGATGTGCCGCCGCAAAGGTCAGCAGGTCGTTCTTTAATCGAACCCAACTCATAGTACTGCTTTAATTTGTTGATATTTTTCGCGTGTGCCATTAAAATGGGTAAAAGCGTTTTTCAGGATAGTCAAGCGGGTCACGGAAGCGGCCACGCCTTCCCAAAGCCATCCCTGTTTCGTAAGAACTTCCATTCGGGTAAATCGTGTCAATCGCCGTTGGTGGGTTGTCAAACAATGGGTAACTGGCGTGGTTCTCTTGCAGGTAGCGCGTAATGCGCTCCGTGTACCATTCCGCATCGTTCTTGACTTTGTCCATCAACTTAAACACCTCATCCACGCTCATCGGGTTGCTTTCGGTGCTGGTCCTGCGGTCCATCCCTTTGTTCATATACTTGAAGGAAAGCACCATCGGCAGTTCAAAGTACATCCATTGCACGATTGCAGGTTGCACATAATCTTCAAGCAGGGTAGTGTTTAAGGCAGTGACCGAACCGCTAACCACTTGCGTCTGCACTTCTTTGTACAACGCCGAACCAAGGGCAGGTTGGATGTGCATATCCTGAACCTTGACCAACGTGGGCCTGATTTGCGTATAGGCTACGTTTTCGTTTATGACGCTGTTTTCCAGCAGGTATTCTTCCGATACAAATAGGGCGATGCTCATACTACTCTTTTAACCGTTGTTCCTTTTTTAACCACTAACTGCTGAACCCACATATGTCTGCAACTTGGCCTGTGGTTGCCATTCGGAAGCGTGAACCAACCACCTCTGCGCTCCCAAACATTCCACCCAACCAACTGCCCGATGTCGTTTATATCGCTCCTTGTGTACAACTTTGTCGCGCTTAAATCCAGCATCGTCTGACAAAACTTGCGGCTTTTGTCGTAGCCATCCGCCTTGCTCAATCCTGCATATTCTGGCCGCCAATCGTAGCGATAGCGCACCTCCACCACTTCCTCCTCAACTGGCGTTTCTTTCGTTGCGATGTCAATATCGCGGCTAATCGGGAAGCGGTTTTTTTCAAGCAGGTAAGCAATACGCTTGCGAATCTTCGCAGGGCTGACCTTCAAAGCCTCGGCTATTTCTTTAACCGTTGCCAGCCTGTTCTTCTTCCTGTACGCCATTATCCGCTTGTCCAACTTCTCTTCCTCCTCATCGACCGCAAACGTTTCAGGGTCGCCTTCCAATGCCAACTCCCACTGGTCCACCACGTCAAAGCCTTCCGCGTCATCGCCATATTGCGACCCAACCGCAGCCAACATCCGCATCTCTGCATCCTCACCCTGTGCGCTGAACTCGGCCTGTCCATCGGTCAGGAAGTCGTTAATCTGCTCGGCGGTCAATCCAAAGCCACTGCCCAACATGGTCCGTGCCTGCGCCTCGCTAATCTTGCCCGCGTGGTAATTGCGCACTATTCGCATCAGGTGCTGAAACTGCCGCCCTGTCATCGTCCGCAGTGCCTCGTTCACTGGCTCGCTCGCCAATGCCTCCACCGCCGGTGCGTCCCCGGGTTGCGTGGCTTCTTCTTCCAGCGGTTCAAGTCCTGCCTTCTCGCGAAGTTCGTTGCGCGTCATTATCTGGGTCAGCACCTGTTCGCTTAACTGCTCGGTCACTGGGTCGGTAGGGCATAAATACAAGCCTTCGATGTCGTTAAACCCTGCGATGTAGTTGACCATCCTTTCCACAATCATCACCCGCGCGTTGACGTAGGTGTTTTTGAAAAGTTCATACGCCTCAATCAATTCCTTCCTTCCACCCAACTGCCCTTCGGTTTTCACGCCAAACAGCATCGGGTTGGTGACGTTATGCGCGACAAATATTTCTTCCTGAATCTGCTTGTTCAGCAGGTCAAACTGCTTGTCCAAATCGCTCGGCGTTAGCGACTGGATGCTCGGTGCGCTTTCCTTGCCGCTGCTAAACGTCAGCACAAATCTACCTGCATTCCCCGCACCGCTGAACTTGCGGCGCATCATCCGCTCAATCTCATCCTTTTCTTCCTCCGTAGGTATGCCATCAGCGAAGTTTATCAACTGCCCACCCCAAAACTGGTTGCGGATGTTGTTGATGTGAAAGCGCGCTATCTCCGCATCGCATTCAATGTACGCGAGCGCACCTTGATAGTTCGGAAGCGGGTAATGCTGAACGCCTGCGCTGTAATGGCGATAGTAAAACATCTGCTTGCCAACGCGGTTCTTCTCGTCAAACTTCGGCATCTTCTCCACCTCGTTGCCTTTCGGAAATTGCTGAATCATACGCGCATCGTACCAATCTGCTATCAGGAACATCTCATCATCCAAACTAACTCGCACCTTTTGAAATGGCACGTGTTCAACAAAGGCGATGCCGCCGCCCCTGTTCCACGTGACTGCAAGCGCGAAGCCGTTAAACAACTCCAAATCCAGCACCAACTTCTCGGTCAGGTCGTTCAAATCATCCTCAACATTCGGGTCGCGGATGAACTCCTCCGCTCTTGCTTGCTGTTCAACTGTACCTTTATCGCTCGCCTTCCATCCCTTGCCTACGATGTAGTGAACCTTGCCATTCACGATGGCGCAGTGCTTCGCGCTCTTGTGGTAGTT